CGAGACGCAGCCGGGACACCCGACACACCGCAACCTGAACCAACGCGAGCCGTACATCGGCACCGAGACCACCCTCAGCGTCCGCGGTGGCATGACGCACGGAGCCGAGTGATGTCCGGATCCCGATATCGCATCGTCGAAGAACCCATCGAGGGCAAGCAGGCAGCCCTGCTGCCGCTGCTGGCTGCGCACAGCGAGGAGATGACCACGGACAAGGCGCTGATGCAGTTAGCCCCGGACTTCATGCAGTTAGCCCCGGACTTCCACAAGTACATCGAGGCGCAGAAGGCCGGCCACCTGCTGGTGCTGTTCGCCTACTGCGGTGATGAGCTGGTCGGGTACTCGTGCACCGTCATCGCAATGCACATGCAGTATCGGTATCTGATGTACGCGCACAACGATCTGCTCTTCGTCGCGCATGAGCATCGCCGAGCAGGGCTCGGCGCGCAGTTGATCAAAGAGACCACGCGCCACGCGCGCGAGCGCGGCGCGCATATCGTCGCCTGGTCGGCCAAGCCCGACACGGCACTTGCAAAGCTGCTACCGAAGCTCGGGTGCCGCGTGCACGAAATCGTTTTCTCACAGGAGGTTTGAAATGGGATTTACCTCAATAGGAGCTGCCGCCGCATTCCTCGGATCGGCAGCGTCATACGCTAGCACCGGGCTGAGCATCGCGAACGCGGCGAGCGCCGCCCCCGCCATGCCGAAGCCGGCAGCGCCCGTGGCCCCTCCGCAGGCCGGTCAGGCGCCGAATGTGCAGGGGACGGGAGCGGGGCCGAATGGCCTTCCAGCCCCCGGGGCGGGCGGTCAGCCCGGTGCGGCGGCCACATTCCTGACCGGCGGCAGCGGCGTGGATCCCGCGACGCTGTCCCTCGGCAAGAGCACGCTGCTCGGGCAATGACGTGAACCCGGTGCTCCAGTTCGGTGTGTACAGAGGGCGTCGGCTCAATGACACGCCGCCCGAGTACTCGAACTGGTTGGTATCGAGTTACCGGGGATTGCATCGGGAGCATCCGGAAGTGTTCGCCGCGGTGCTGCCGCGCGCGATCGAGTACCTGGAGCGGGTTCAATCCGGGGATCTGCCGCCCTTGGAGCGCATCCCGAAGCGTAAGGGTAGGCGCGGTCCCTTCCGTCAAATCCGACACTGCGACGGCTCGAGTGAGTACCGGCCCTTTCATGATTTGATCTGAGGACACAACATGACGAACATCACCGATCCATTCCTGCGGCAGCAGGCGACGGCCGTGCTGCCTGTCGAGTCGGCCGTCGCTGTGACGGTAGGCGGAGGCGGCATCACGCCGCCCACCGGCAACCCGAGCAAGGCAACGCGTGCTTTGCTGATTGGGGGCGCCGGCACGCTAATCGTCACGATGGCCGACGGGACCACGGCCACGCTTACCTTCCCGACGACTGCTTGCGGCCTGGTACTGCCTATCGCCATCACCGGCACAACCGGCGGCACGGCTACGGCCGTTGTCGCGTTTTACTAGGAGTATCAAATGTCAGACTTTGCGCAGTCCGGATTGGCGCTCAAAGGCGCCGGCACCGCTCTATCTACGGCGGGGTCCTTCAACCAGGCCGAGACGCAAAAGGGCGTCCTCGACTACGAGTCGCAGGTCGCGGGTAATAACGCCATCTACGCGGGCTACCAGGCGACCGTCGCCAAAGAGGTCGGCGAGCAGCAGGTCCAGACCTCCGAGATGAAGACGACGCAACTGGAGGGCGCCCAGACCGCGACACTGGCAGCCAACGGGGTGAGCCTCGGGTCGGGCACGGCGCAGGACATCCTCGCTAGCACGAAGTACATGGGCGCGCGAGACGCCTTGACGATTCAGGACAACACCAATCGGCAGACCTGGGCGTTGGGCCAAGAGCAGAAGAACTACCTGAGCGAGAGCGCGCTGGACAAGTCGTTGAGCGACCGCGTTAATCCGCTGATGGCTGCGGGCAGCTCTCTGTTGACTGGGGCCGGATCGGTTGCCCAGAGCTGGTACAACATGAAGAAGGCCGGGAGCGTCTGATGGCTGAGACGACCCAGCCATGGGCGGCCGAGATCATTGAGCCGGCACGCCCGCCCGATCCGACGAAGCCCCCGCCGGCATCCAGCGGCGTGCTCTCGAAGGAGAACGGCGCGCAGGCGCTGCCCGAGAACTCGTGGGACGACGCGATGAAGCAGGTCGGGCCGAATGCTGGAGTCTCGTGAGAGACGGAGTGCGCCTGTGACCGATGACAGCACCGCTGTCGCCCCTGTGCGCGACGAGCAGGGGCGCCTGCTGCCCGGCCACCCGGGACTCCCCGGCGCCGGCCGCTCGCGGCAACCGAGTAACGCCGACAAGATCCGGATGCTGCTGGAGCCCCAGCGCGAGCGGCTCATCGGCAAGGTGCTGAAGAACGCCCTCGATCCCGACGGCCACGTCTCCAATCGCGCACTAGAGCTGGCCCTGAGCCGGCTGGCGCCTCCTCCCAAGCAGGACAGCGAGCGCGTTTTCATCCCCGGCTTTCGCGATGCGCCCGACCTTAAGGGACGCGCGGACGCCGTGATCGCGGCTGCGGCCGAGGGGCACATCAGCGCGGAGGCGGCCGAGCGGCTGTTGCGCATGCTCGACACTTACGGCCGAGCGATCACCCTCTCCGACCACGAGGAGAGGCTGAGAGCCATGGAGGCAGGACGGCGCCCCGCAGTGGTCACCATCGACGCTACCGACGCCACCGAAGCCGGCAGCGACCTGGTATGAGCATCGAGACGAACAGCCGTAGGCTGGAAAAGCTCGAGACCTTCGCTGCGACCGCGGCCTCGACCGCGCCGGTATGGAGCCCGTTGCCGGGGCCGCAGGCCATGGCCTTCGAGTCGGTCGCCGACGTGGTCGGATTCGGGGGCGCTGCCGGCGGCGGTAAGACGGACCTGGCCGTCGGCAAGGCCCTCGTCAAGCACAAGCGCATCGCCATCTTCCGGCGGTACAGCACCGAGATGCTGTCCATCATCGACCGCGTGGCCGAGGTGCTCGGTACGCGCGACGGGCTCAACCAGGTGCAGGGCATCTGGCGCATGGGCGAGCGCGTGATGGAGTTCGGCTCTGTGCCGAACCCGGACGACGTGGTGAAGTACCAGGGCCGCGCCAAGGATCTGCTGGTGCTGGACGAGGCGGCCAACTTCCTAGAATCGCAGGTGCGCTTTCTGATGGGCTGGGTGCGGACCACGGACCCGGACCAGCACTGCCAAACCCTTATGTGCTTCAATCCGCCGACCACGGCCGAGGGTCGCTGGGTCGTCAGCTTCTTCGCGCCGTGGCTGGACCCCAAGCACCCGAATCCTGCCAAGCCGGGCGAGCTGCGGTGGTTCGCGATGATCGACGGCGAGGAGCGCGAAGTCGCCGACGGCACGCCGTTCGAGCACGATGGCGAGGAGATCCGCCCGCAGTCGCGCACGTTCATCCCGAGCCGCGTGACGGACAACCCGTATCTCGCCAAGACCGGCTACATGGCGACGCTGCAGTCCCTGCCCGAGCCGCTGCGCAGCCAGATGCTGCACGGCGACTTCAATGCAGGGATGGAAGACGACGCCATGCAGGTGATCCCGACCGCGTGGGTCGAGGCCGCCATGGCGCGGTGGGCGCGCAAGGACGTGAAGCCGCGTATGGACTCGGTCGGCGTTGACGTGGCGCGCGCCGGCAAGGACTCCACGACCATCTCCCGCCGGCATGGCTGGTGGTTCGATGAGCTGCTGGCCTACCCCGGGTCACAGACGCCCGACGGGCCCAGCGTCGCGGGCTTGGTGGTTGCGGCGACGCGCAACCGGGCCCCGATCCATATCGACGTGATCGGCGTCGGCAGCTCGCCCTACGACTTCCTGGCGGAGGCTCGCCAGCCCGTCACGGGCGTGAACGTCGCAGAGGCCGCTCGCGGCATGGATAAGTCCGGCCGGCTGCGCTTCGCGAACCTGCGCGCCGAACTCTGGTGGCGCATGCGGGAGGCGCTTGACCCGAACGCAAACAACGGCATCGCGCTCCCATCGGATCGGCGCCTGCTGGCGGATCTGTGCGCGCCCCGGTGGGGGTTGCGCGGCGCCGCGATCCAAGTCG